TTCAGAGTCAGGTGGCGGCGGCCAGGAGATTTCGCAGAAGAGAGCGCTATGGGAGCTTGCCCGTCGGGCCGGTCACTCAAAAGTGGTGCGTGTCACATGTGATAGCTGGCGCGACTCTGCAGGAAGCCTATGGCGCCCAAACACCGTAGCTCCTGTGCATCTGCCGACACTAAAACTCTCCGCGAATGATTTCGTAATCGGCCAGGTCAGCTTCCTACGCAATGAAAGCCGTGGGACCACGGCCGAACTTGTGCTCATGTCGCCTGACGCGTTCAGGCCCGAGCCCATCCTTTTGCAGCCGATTTTCGGCGTGGAGATTGGTACGTGATGGACCCAGGTGTAATCGACCGCCTGAAGCGACGCTTCCAGGCAATGGTTGGCCGTGGTCGGGTCACGACGAGCAATGACAGTGGCCCCGTCCAGGTCGTGCAGATACGGTTGGGGCAGTTGGAGCTTCGCGACGGGACCCCGCGCATGGCGGAGTTCGGCTTCACTTCGCGGCCGCCCGTGGATTCCGATGCCGTTCTCGTCTTCCTCGGCGGCGACCGCACGAATGGCGTCGTCGTCGCAACGGGGCATCAAGCCAGCCGGCCGACGGGTTTGGCGGAGGGCGAGTCGATGGTCTACGACCTGTTCGGCAAGTTCATCCACTTCACCGAGGACGGCGGCATCCTGATCGAGGCCAACGGATCGCCGGTGACGGTAAGCGATGCCACGGTCGTGACGATCAATGCCGCTGAGAAGGTCCGCATGGCGACCCCTTTGCTTGAGGTGACCGGCGATATCAAGGCCGGAGGGAACGTCACCGACGCCGTCCGGTCGATGGCTGCCGATCGATTGATATTCAACGGGCACACCAACGGGAGCGGCACGACGACGCCGACACCGCATCAATGAGCGATATCACCACCACCTGGGACATCGCGCGTGGCGAGGGCGACTGGACGATCGCCGGGCCGTCCTTGGCTGCCGGCGATGACCTCGCAACAGCAGTCCTGATCAGCCTCTTTACCGACCGGACTGCCGAGGCATCTGATCGCCTCCCGGGCGCGTCGGAAGATCGCCGGGGATGGTGGGGCGACCTCGACCAGGATGTCCCCATCGGCTCGCGCCTTTGGCTCCTGGACCGGTCGAAGCTGACCCCTGCTGTAGCAGTCAAGGCGAAGGGGTTTGCTGCTGAGGCGCTCGCATGGATGATCGCCGACGAGGTCGCTACTGACGTCCAGGTGACCGCGACGATTGTTCGGCCGGCCTCCCTCCGCCTTGGCGTGGTCGTCCTGCGTGCGAACGGCAACCGAGTCGCGCTCGGCTACGACTGGGCCTGGGCACAGCTCACCCTTTAACGCGAACGCACACCAAACCTTCCAGGCCGCCATGAGCGGCCTTTCTCGTTTTCATGGGACGGATGCATGCCCTTCTCGCGCCCGACGCTGTCGGAACTCCGTGCTCAGGTCCTCGCCGATATCAAGGCGGGCTTGCCGGGCACGGACTCCCTCCTGCGATTTTCGAACCTCAATGTACTCGGCACGGCATCCGCTGGTCTTGGCCACCTGCACTACGGCTACCTCGACTACATCGCACTCCAGTCGACGCCTTACACGGCGACCGACGAGTTCCTCGAGGCCTGGGCGGCGCTGAAGGGGGTCTTTCGCGAGCCAGCTGTAGCGGCACAGTGCGCACGGGTGACATGGCCGGGGCAGCCCGGCGTTGTGCTCCCCGCAGGCACCTTGCTGGCCCGCGGTGACGGCTACGCTTACCAGACCATCGCCGATGGTGTGGTGAGCGCGGGTGGCTTCGTCGTCGTGCCGATCGTCGCTGTGCTGACCCCGATCGACCCGATCAACAACCCGACGGGCAATGGCGCGGCAGGAAACTCGCCCGCTGGAACGTCGCTCACGCTGCAAGCGCCGGTCGCGGGAATTCAGTCGACAGGCACGGCCGTGGACCCGATCACCGGCGGCGCAGATGTGGAGCTCGACGACTCCCTGCGCTCGCGGATGCTTTTCGCTTATCAGAACCCGGTCTCCGGTGGGTCGGCAGCGGATTACGTCGCATGGGCTCGCGCGGTGCCCGGCGTCACCAGGGCCTGGTGTGCGCCAAGCGGATTCGGCCTGGGCACCGTGGTGGTGTACGCGATGCTCGATCTTGCGGAAGCCGCACATAATGGATTCCCGCAGGGCACCGATGGCGTGTCGCAGTATGACCGTGGCCCCGGCGTGACAGGCCCGCGAGGAACGGTCGCCACCGGCGACCAGCTCACCATCGCCGATTCCATCATTGCCGTTCAGCCGGTCACTGCCTTGGTCTATGTCTGCGCACCGGCACCGAACGTCATTGGCTTCACGATCACTGGCATCCCGGGCGCATCGGTCGCAACGAAGGCCGCCATCGCCTCCGCCATCGACGCCGTTCTGCTGGCGCAGGGGCAGCCGCAGGCTGGGACGGATGTCGATCTCTCCGCGATCAATACAGCCATCGGCGCCATCGCCGGTACCGCCGGGTTCGTGGTCACCATACCCGCCGGCAACATCCCCAACTTGACCGGCAAGCTGCCGGTGCGCGGCACGGTGAATTACCTATGAGCGTGCCCGTCTACTCGGATGCAGACTTCGCGTCTGCGCTGACGGGGCTCTTGCCAACAGGAAGGGCGTGGCCACGCGATGTTGACTCGGTACAGGTGCGAACCACTGCATGCCTGGCACCGATGTATACGCGCAACGCCGCCGCAGCTATCGGCCTCCTGGTGAGTGCTTTCCCGTCTACGGCGACGGATCTCATTCCGGAATGGCAGGAGACCCTTGGGCTTCCAGACCCCTGCGCAGGAGAGGCTGCGACGATCGCGCAGCAGCGGCAACAGATCGTTGCTCGCCTTACAGACGGCGGTGGTCAGTCTTCGACGTACTTCGTGCAGCTTGCAAAGGCCCTCGGCTACGCGATCACGGTTACTAATGACGCCCCATTTCGATGCGGCCAGAGCCGAGCCGGACAACACGTAGGGGGCGAGGAATGGTTCTTTGTTTGGGCCGTGCATGCCCCTGAATTCACGGTCAATCCGTTCCTCGCTGGCCACTCAACGGCTGGCGAATCCCTTGGTTCGTTCGGCAATGCGGTGCTCGTGTGCGAGTTCGAGTCCCGGCAGCCGGCGCACTCCGTCCTCCAGTTCGTTTTTCAGTGAGGCCCCATGTATCAGATCGATAATGCAACGGCAGCTGCAGTGCAGCCGGCCCCGACGGCCGCCGGAACGGCCGGTTTCTTCACCGATGGAAGCGCGGTTGGCGGTGTACCTGCCACGGTCGTCCCGGCGGAATGGCTCAACTCGGTGCAGATGGAGCTCATCAATGCTCTTGCTGCTGCCGGGATCACTCCTTCAAAGGCTCTCTTTAACCAGCTCACGTCCGCGATTCAGACCCTCCCGAGCAGCCGACTACTGAACATCCAAGTCTTCAGTACACCGGGCGCTTTCACGTATACGCCTTCGGCGGGCGTGAAGTCGTACCAGGCGGAGGTGGTTCCTGGTGGCGGAGCTGGCGGCGGCGTCGCAGCGGCTGCAGCTGGCCAGGCTGCAGCCGGAGGCGGCGGGGGAAGTGGTGGGCGCGGCATCTCGACGCGAATCGCGAATTCAGGCGGCAGCGTTCCTGTGACGGTTGGCGCAGGCGGTGTCGGGGTCACCGGAGGCGCAGGAGGTTCCGGCGGGACGTCATCCTTCGGCTCGTTTGTGTCTGCGCCTGGCGGGAGTGGTGCGGTTGCGCAAACCTCGCAGGCAGGTCCTGGTTTTGGCCAGCAGGGCTTCGGTGGCTCCTTCCCAACCGGATCAGCCGTGATGATCGCGGCGCCAGGCTGGACCGGGAAGCCCGGCGTGATCTACTCATCGGCGGTGGTCTTCACCGGCCAGGGCGCTGACACGATTTACGGTCAGGGCGGTAATTCATCGGGCACGAGCGCCGTGAATCTCCGCCTTGATGGTCTGAACGCCAACGGTTTCGGGGCAGGCGGCAGCGGTGGCGTCGCGACGGCCGGAGCGGCCGCTACTAAGGGCGGAAACGGGTCCTCGGGCATCGTTCTGGTGTACGAATACAGCTGATGGAGACGAAAATGTCATATGTACGGATCGCCGACGGCCGCGTGTGCGAAATCATCGAGCCGTTCTTCGGCGAGGACGGCCTCGAAGTGCCTATCGCTGAGCGATTCTCTTCGGAGACGGTTGCCCAGATGGTCGATGTGACGGGTATTGCGCCGCAGCCATCGGAGGGCGACGTTGCGACGCTCAACGGCGAGACGTGGTCGTTTGCCGCCTACGTCCCGCCGCCGCCCTCAGCCGATCAGGTGCGCGCCGCCAACGCGATGCAGAGGGATCTCTTGCTGAAGGCGGCGGACCTCGCTGTGTCGCCGCTGCAAGATGCGGTTGACCTGCAGATCGCCACGACTTCCGATCAGGCGCTACTCACGAAGTGGAAGCAGTATCGCGTCGCGGTCAACCGGATCGACCTTACGCTGCTTGCCCCGCAGTGGCCTTCGCCACCTGTCCCGTCCGACTACGCCATGGCGGGTGCTGCCGCCACCGCGTAAGGCGGTGGGCAACCCCAGGAACAACAAACCCGAGCTGGTCGAACCCATCAGCCTTTAGGCTGCGCCTGGGCGGCACGCGCCGCGCTCTCGGCGTAGGTTCCGTCGAGCCGGTAGATTTCCGTGTGCAGCGACGAGCCGTGGCACTCCTTGAATGGGTTTTCGGCAAGCGTCACGCCCAATCGTTCGGCGGCGCGCAGCGCCTGCTCAGACCATACGGCCGCCTCGCAACTGACGTGCTGGATGATGAGGCAAACGCGGCGGCGGTCGAGAGGATCGGTCGCAACAGCCGCATCGAGCAAGAGCCCCTGTGCCAGCCAGATGGCGCGAATGACGCCGGATATCGCGGTGCCGCCAGGGGTGACGGCAAGCCACGGCTCGTGCAGGGCAAGGTCACTCAATTTGCCTTGGTCGTGCTGCCACTTCCCGCTCTCGACGCTAGCTCGGTCAACGCGGGCCCACAGCCGTGCGAGGCTGGCAGCGGTTCGTACCAGCAGCCACCGCACCTGGTCATCATCGAGTGTCGTGGTTGCAGAGTCTGCCATGGCG